TAGTGAAGACACCACTATTCACCGCAGAGCTCGTACGCGGAAGCGTCTGAGCGACGGCGTTGATGGTGACTGACTGAGGATCGGCGAAAGCTAAAGGAGGATCTCCTTTCGTTAAGGTGTAGTGCCCGACAACAGACGGGAGTACACCAGGTTACGGCACCACTAGGATTAGTGGTAGCGTTTCCCTCGAGTTAAACCGAGGGCAGCGAGGATCGCCAACTGAGTCTTAGATAGACTTATGTCGTCGATCCCGAATCCATACGGGTTCGCAGGAACACGCTGTTTGAATTCGATCACCTCAGTACGAGATGCTCGAAGCCCAGCAGCCACACCACTAAATCCGTTGCCGGTCGTGGTATGGACAATCACCGCTCTGCGCAGTTCTTGTCGCATGGCGTATCCGTACTGCATAACCAGACCGTCGAAACCAAGGGTGGAGATATTATGAATAACATCTCCAGCGTTGGTGAACCAATCGACGGCCCAAGACCACGGCGCAAGATTCCACACGACCTCCGGAGTTATCCGGGTGCCGAAGAGGTAGTTGCTGTACTGTTCATAACGGGACAGTCGCTCCCACGTGGAGTCCCCGATGGGGACGTGGTAACGAAAGGCACCGCTGAACCAGTAACGCAGCTCGTACGTCTCACTAGCTGTACAGCTAGTGATAATCCCCGTATTGGATGGGTTCATAGAACCCACCCCGGAGAAGACGCCCGAGGATGCGACCGATGGCCCACCAGCTCTACGTCTGATCTTCTGATCAGAACCTTTGCGATACTGCGCGATCAACGCGTGAGCGTCTTTCACGGAGTGAGCGAAGGCCTGAAGATCCCGCACAAGCGGGAGCCACCCGAACTCAACGTTCAGGTACTCATCGCCAGCACGGCGAGCAATCGCCGTCTGCTCTTTGAGTGAGGCACCAGGGATCTTCGGTAGACCGTCAGCATGGAGTTCCCCTAGGGCAACTGCCAAGCTGGCGTTTGGATTCGTAGGTAGTGATGCGGCAACGGCCGAGGCTCCATAGGAGTTGAGGCTGCCGACCGAAGCACTAGCGGGCGTGGGGGTCAAAGAACCGACTGTATAGCCGGTGATTGATCCTGCGCCTACCGTACCCTGTACATAGGGATTCCCTGAAGGGACCCTAAGCATAGTGGCACTGGCGATCCCTCTCCTTTCAAGGAAGAGGGGGCCACCTACGTCTCCG